CGCTCACCCGTATGACAGCTCCACCGGATGGACGCCCGCTTCAACACGGATCCCAGCCGATCGAATCATCCACCAGTACACTCCGACTAGGCCCAGTGCAAAGCTTGGCGTCACATGGTTTGCGGCCCCGCTACGGACGGCCCACGACCTTGACCGATTCGTGGCAAATGAACTCACAACTCGGGCCTTGACGGCCCTGATGGGCGTCGCAGTCTTCTCCAGCGATCGCAACGCCAAGGTCTGCTTGGACGCAGAAGACGACGAAACGGGTGTCCCCAACTTCCAGCTCGGTTACCCATACGTGGGTGCCCTGAAGGCAGAAGACCGCGTCGAGATCATCGAGAGCAAGCACAGCACGGGCGACTCCGAGACGTTCCGGAACCTGCTAATGACGTTAGCAGCGATGGGCTGCAAGATCAGCGTGTCGACGTTGCTTGGTGACCCAAGCAAATCCAACATGGCGAGCATCAAAGCGGCCCACCATGAAGATGACGAGACGGTCGCCCCGATCCAGACCTGCTTTGCCAACCGCGTGGTCATCCCCATGCGTCGCGAGTTCACGGCCCAAGCGATTGCCTTAGGCCGGCTCCGCAGCGTGCGGGCACAAGACTACACCCGCCGTCCGTGGAAATACAACCAGTGTGCCTTGATCGCCAGTAACCGTGCGGACCTGGATAAGGACGACGGTGAAGCGTCGCTGGATCGACTGCGTTCGGGCCTGGCGACCTACCAGGACGAGTGTGCTCGCCGCGGAAAGCACTGGCGTCACAATCTGCGAAAGATGCAGGTCGTGAATGAGGAAGCTAAGCGTCTGGGGATCGTGCTTGACTGGTCCAAGGGCCAAGGCAACGCACCGATGCAGGCGACGAGCGTTGCTCAGGGAGCGATAGCCACCGATGAGTGAGCAGGTCAAAGACCATCGAATTCGCCACGTCGTGCGGTTCATCCTGAACGACTGCTGGCTGATCCTACCCGAGAAGCTGGAAGAGATTGTTGCCTTCCTGGAAGCACGGGCGATCGGGATCGACCTATCGGATCGGTTCGCTGACCGCGTTGCGGAATCGAATGAGCCGAAAATGCTGGACGGCGGTATTCAGCTGATCAACGTCGAGGGGACGTTGGCCCCCAAGATGAACATGATGACGCGTATGAGCGGCGGCACGAGCACTAATGTCCTAGCTCAGCAACTACGTGCCGCCGCTTCTAACGACTCGGTGAAGTCGGTCGTCCTGCAAATCGATTCACCCGGTGGTGCGGCGAGCGGAACACCCGAGGCAGCCGCGGCGGTTCGCGAGCTGGCCCAGCGAAAACGTGTGGTCGCCTCGGCATCCAACATGATGGCCAGCGGGGCTTATTGGCTCGGCTCCGCCGCAAGCGAAGTCTTTGCCAGTGAATCAACGCAGGTCGGTTCGGTCGGCGTTTACAACGTGCTGACCAACGTCACCGAAGCCGCTGAGAAGGACGGGATTAAATACACCGTCCTGCGAGCTGGCGACCTGAAGGCGGCTGGCATTCCTTACGAGACATTGACCGCAGAACGGAAGGCGTCGCTGCAAGGACGCGTCGACGCCATCTATCAGCAGTTTGTTGGCAGTGTTGCTGAGCAACGCAAGACGACGCCACAAGCGGTACTAGAGAAATTCGGTCAAGGAAACGTCTTCCTTGCCGGAGAGGCCAGCAATCGCGGCATGATCGATGGTGTCGCGACGTTTGAAGAAGTGATAGCTCAAGAGCAGGAACGTCTTGCGTCAAAGAGCACAAAGTTTTCCATCAGAGTGACGGAGAATCAGACTATGTCAACGAAGCTCAAAGCGGCACTGTATGCCCGCGGGCTTGTGGCGTCGCTCGATGTCGACGACGCGACTTGCTCCACGGTGCTCAACACCTACAAGGCGGCGATCGGCATGAGTGCCGATGCCACCGAAGATCAGGTGCTGGAACAGATCCTAACCAAGCAGAACAAGCCATCCACGACCACGGCACTAGCCGAAGGGTCGATCACGGCTACCAGCTCGATCCCGCTGCGTGACAAGGTGGCGGAAGAGCGGGAGCGTATCACCGACCTGCAGGCTCGCGGAAAGGCTTTGCGAGTCTCCGAAGAGTCGATTCAGGCTGCGGTCGACGGCGGGTTGACTGTCGGCGATGCCCTGACTGCCTGGACTCGTGACCTATCGAAGGCGAATCAGCCGGTGGTTGTCGCTGGTGAAGCCCAGCAGGATAAGTTCTACGCTGCCACCAGTGCCCTGCTGTGCGAACAGTACAGCGTTTGGACCGGCCCGCTGACGGAAGACGAGAGCACGGCGATTCGAAGCTACGGCGGCTCGCTGCGTAACAAGCGGTTCGTCGACTTGATCCGGATGGAGCGAGTGGCCAGCGGCCAACGAGCGATCGAAGGCGATGACCGTGCGGTCGCGACGGCCTACCTGGAGCAGGGCGGCACGATCCTGACTGCCGATGGTGGCGGGGATATGCACAGCTTGAACCGTCGCGGTGACCATGCCGACATGCTGTCTGGCCTGGTCAACAAGGCACTGGCTCGTGGTGCGATCGTCGCCGATACGAGCTTCCGTCAGTACTCGCGACGGATTGGTGACCTGGCCGACTTCAAGCCGCGTGCTTGGATCGACCATGGGATCTTCAATCGGCTCGACGCAATCCTTGAAGACGAGCAGATGAAGCAGCTCAAAATGCAATCCGAGCTGCAAACGTGGATCAAGGCCGATCGCTATGCCAACTGCGTTGGCCTGACCGAAGAGATGGTTGTCGACGACGACCTGAACGGGTTCACCGAAATGCTCAGCAGCATGAGCGGAGCGGCGGTGTTCACGATTCAGAATGCCGTGATAGGCTTGCTCGTTGCCAACCCATTGACCCTGGATGGCAACGCGTTCTTCAGCACGGCTCACGGCAACATCGTCACGGTTGGTGGCGTGCCGAGTGCGACCGAGCTTGACAAGATGCGGATTCTGCATCGCTTGAACAAGAGCTACGGCAGCGACGCTCCGATGGGTGCAACGCTCGACAAGGTGATTGTTCCGGCCACGCTGGAAAATGCAGCGTTGCAGACCTTGGCAACGGGTGTCGAAGTTAAGACGCCGGCAACCGACGCCACGATCAACACGTTCCGCGGCTCTGTGGGCGTGGTTGTTGACCCGTACTTGGATGCCTTCTCGACAGCGGCATGGTACTCAATCATCCCGCTCGAGCAAGGTGCTGGCTTGATCTACGCCTTCCAGCGTGGATTCGGCGAGCGTGGTCGACGCAATGAGTGGTACGACGCTTCCCGCAAGACTCGATACGTCGGCCTGGAAACTCGATTCGGCGTGGCTCTGGCCAACTGGCGTGCAATCGTGATGAACGACGGCACTCCGTAACACGGATTCACACACCTAGCTTAACACTTACACCGTAGTCAACTTTTCAGTAAGGATTTACACAATGCCTGGTGGACGTGAAACCATCAAATTCGTTTATGACTTTGCCGCAACCACTGAGTTGACCGGCATGTGGACGGATACTGCCGTCGCCACAGGTGCCGCAACGTTCGCTGAGAATTCTGGGCTTGGCGTCAAGCTTGTTGCACCGGCGGTCAATGACTCGGTTTATCTGCACTGGAACGGCAAGCTGTACTTCGATATCGATCAGCTGCTTGTCGTCGAATACCTATTCTCGTTCGAGAACGTCGCGGCGGATGCCAACACCGAAGTGATCTTCGGGATGGCATCGGCCTACAACGCCAACCCGGACTCCGTGGCCGCTTCAGCGTGGGCACTGACGAAGGCTGGCAAGTGGTATGGCGAATCGGACGACGGAACGACTGACGTCAACGACGAACCGGCCGGCATCACCTTCGCCAATGGCAAGTTGATGCGGGTTCGGATCGACTTCGCGACGGGAGTGCAGACCGTGTCGCCACCGAGCAAATCGAAGGGCGGCAAGGGTTCGATCCAGATGACAATGACCGATTCGCTCGGATGGCAACAGCATGCGAAGTTCAGCAAGCACCTTGACATGAGTGCCTACACCGGTGGTCTGCAGCCGTACTTTGGCTTGCGTCAGCCGACCGGCACAGGTACGGCCGTAGTCTGGGTGCAGAAGATCACGATCATCAGTCGTCCGCAGGAACCGTAAGCATTCGGGAAAGAGTTTAGTTGTGGCCAAGACGTTCAGGGAGTTGCTGACCAGCACGAAAGAGCTGTTCCACCTGAACGTCACCTACTACGCGGAACCCATCGTCTACGTTCCATTTGGCAGCGTGCCTGACACAGTGGACGAAGTCTTGGTGTCGAGCGAAGGCGAGATCATCATCTCGCAAGACGGTGAGGAGATTAACTTCGGCCTGGCGACCGATGGGGCCTTCATCCTGGTTGCTCAGGACGGAACGACGGTGATCACGCAAGACGAGCTAAACACGATTGGCGTGGGTGATCTGGTCATCAGGACCATCAACGTCCACATCGTCGAGGAAGAGTCACTTGAGTTTGAAGGGGAAGACACGGAAGACCGAGTCAGGCAGATCAAGGTAAAGACGCTGAAGAATTCTATCAAAGGAATCCTAAGGCCATGCATCGGGGATCAGCTGATTCGGTTGCCGCAGTACGACGAAGATCAGAACCCGTACACGTACCAAGGCGAGCATTCGCTGGAATCGATTGACAGCTGGCGGTTGACATTTGAACGGAAGCGACGTGATGCACAAGGGTTTCGTTGATGGCCTTCGAGGGACCGATTTCCGAAGCAATGGAATTGCTAGAAGCGGCCGTCCTTGCGTCCGACACGTTTGTCAACCAGTGCAGCTTGGACGGACTCGATCCAACGGAGCAAGTTTTTTTTCATTCGCTGCGGCCTGAGTTTGAATCCAACGTCATTAGGCCAACGCCCATTCAACGACCGTTTGTACTGATCAAGGCAGAAGGATTTCGGCTGGTTCGCAACTTTGACAACTGCTTTGATCCGATGTCGACCCCAAGGATCCACATTCAAGACAAATACCGCGGCGAGAACTTCAGAGAGAGCACGATTGAGTTTTCAAACTTCATCGGAAAACTGCTAACAGACATTTGGAAGTACGGACAAACGAACACGGCCCTGGCAATCAAGCAGTTCATTCAGACCACGGACCCGACAGCGACAAGACGAACGGAGCATGGAACTGATTACACGTTTTGGTTTGCGGAGTACGACGTGCAGTCAGGATATGAAGCACAGACGAGCGAATAGTGCCGATTTTTTTCCACGTCAATTACGAAGGGGTGAGCCTGCTGGCATTTCAGCAGGGACTGAGCAGGAGATCCCGAGACGAAGCGATCAAGTACGCCATGTTTCGCGTTGCGATGTTTTGGCATCGGTTCATCCTGCCGAAGCACTTTGAACGTGGGGCGAAGCGGAGATACAAGCATCAGCAAAGAAAACGAAAGTACTCCCGGATCAAGGAAGACTTCGCCCGCGGCATCCCGTATAAGGGCGAACTTCCAACGGTGGTCAAGGGCGGTACGGTCGATATTGCGTTTGGCGGATCAACAGAAGGCAAAGCAAGGGCATCCAAGGCGATCAAGGTCACCACAAGCGGATTCAAGATACGAATGCGGGTGCCGCGTTATATCGTCATGCGGCGACGTGGTAATTACCCCAACATGAAAGCGGAGTTGTCCAGGATCACAAGAGAGGAAGCCAGAGCACTCACCAAGATATTTGCCAGAGACTACATCCGATACATCAGGTCCCAAAGAATTTCCCAACAGATAGCGGCCTAACATGGCTCTAGATAACATCCACTATCCGCACGCGATCCGGTTGCCAAATCCTGAGATTGTGCACTTGACCGCTGTCAACCCGGATCGTGGTTACAACGTGGTCACCGAATCGGCAGCCGGCGAAGCGGTGCCGTGCTTTGTCGGTGTCGGGTCGATCGCTCCGGTGCTGACCTTCACCAGCCGGCAGCTGAAGTCGATCCTGGATGTGCTGACGGTCCAGAGCCTGTTGCGTGATCTCTCGGGTGACACGGTCGATCTCTGGTATCGAGCCGGCCGGCCGATGGACATCCGCGAAGAGAACGGCGTCGCCAAGCACATTGTCGCCCGCTTGGCTACCAGTGCGATGCTTTACTGGAATCAGATTCGGGTTACCCAAGGCTCGATTGCTGAGATCGATTGCAGCATGCCGACCGCTAAGCGGACGATTGCTGACCCGATGGTGTGGCTCGGCAGTCAGACGCTGCCCACAGTCTCAGGCTGCCAGCGGATCTACGGCATGGGCCCTGTGCGGCTCAACGGGACGCTGCTCACTGGCGTCACGGGATGGACGATGACGAGCAACGTGCAGCTGGAGCAGATTTCAGCGGACGGCGACAAGTTCCTAACCTATCTGGGCGTCAACAACTTCCACCCGCAAGTACAGCTGAACTCGGCAAACTTGAACGAGATCGTAGCGTCGAGCAATGGCGGCGACGCGTTCAATACGCTCGATCTCTATCTGCAGCGAATGGTTTCAACCGATGTGTTTGACAGCCCGACTGCAACCACCCACATACGAGTCACGTTGTTCGGCGGGTTGAGAACAGTTCCTGGTGCGACAGGAAGCCCGGCAACGGTCTCCCCCATGTTTTACTCAGTCAAGTCGTCAAGCTTCCCGACGCACTCGTTCAATACGGCGATCAATATCAGTTAGGTGGTCCTATGTCGATGACGCAATCGGTATCGATCGAAGCCCAGATGGACGGCGTGACCCGGATCTCTGCGGCGTTCACTGAAACGCTGGGCAGTCTGATGGATCTCGACGAGACGGTGGCGACCGGGCAGACCGACAAGGAACTGGTGTGCCGCGTTGAGACGAGCGGACTACGTATCTTCGCGATCAACTCAGACCAAGACGTCACAGTCAAAACAAATTCGTCAGGAAGTCCAAACGAAACCTGGACTCTCAAGAGAAACAAACCGCTGGTCTGGGCCAACAACATGGGACTTGGATTTCCGTTGCTGGCTGATCTCACCAGTATCTTCGTGACCAATGCCAGCGGGAGCACGGCACGCATTCAAGTTATGACCGGACGGACACCCACCACGTAAGCGAATAAGCCATGGCAGTCACTTCAAGTATCAATTACCGAATCAGCGACGGCGTCACGTCGATCGTCGTTACAGCCTCTGAGTCTGTGGGGGCGACGGTAACGGTCGATGAATCGGTTGCCACGGGCGAAACCAATAAGCAGGTAACGGCTTCGGTCCCAAGCAGCGGACTCAAGACGTTCACCATCACTAGCGACCAGGACGTGACCATTAAGACCAACTCGTCAGGCAGCCCCCAAGAGACGTTCACGATCAAGGCCAACAAGCCATTGGCGTGGATTACTGGTGGTGGTGGCGGTCAGGCAAGTCCCATTGCAGGGCCAGTGACGGCTCTGTTTGTTACCAACTCGTCAGGCTCGGCTGCGAGGATCCAGCTGCTTGCTGGTTATGATCCGACACCGTAATCCGAGAAAGGCTACGTATGACCATTGATCACATTTTACTAACAGCAAGGAACGTCCTTGCACAAGCAGCGAACATCGACCGCAACACAGCCAACGCCTACATCCAGCGTGCCGATAGGAAACTGCTCGAGAAGATTGCCGCGGCGGCCCCTGAAGAAGCGGCCCGGCTTGCCCTGAAGATCATGCCACCCAACGACCTGGTGGAGGCTCCACCTGAGGAAGCCCATCCGGTCAAGAAAACGAACAAGCGAGAGGCCAGATTGGAGACGGAAGACTCGCCGGCCTCGAACATGGAGTAACGCGTTGCCAGCCGGCTCTTTTTCGTTTGCAACGAGCATTTGCTGGTAATCGTGGGCGGCTGGCCTCAAAACCAGCCGCTTTTTTTATATGGGAGTGATTTGTGAAGGTCGGGTTTTTCTACTTTCTGCCGTGTGAATTGAAGTTTGCGGTCGATGAGTCAGCCGGCACGATCAACGTCGATGCGATCGACTCCAAGTTTCACCTAGGTTATGCGTTCCAAGATCGCTCTGGGGTTCCTGATCAGACCTGCTTCCATTACGGCAACGGCCCTAACGGCAGCATGGGAACGTTTCTCTATCCCAAGCCGGACGGGGAATCGGATATCCCCAATTTCTTCGATGCCTCGCACAGGCAGAAGTGGATCCGACATCGCGGAGCGTATATCGGACGGGACATCGGTCATCCATGTCCAGGACCCGACGAACTGATCCGGAACGCAAACGAAGCAACCGGGATCCCGGTAATCGACCAGTTCAACAGGAGCTGGATCATTCCCGTGATCAGGGCACGGGATCCATCACGCTACTGTCTTCCGATGGAATACTGCTTTGACGAAGATGGGCAGGTTTACACGCGTCGTCGATCCCGCGACGAGAAGATTTGGGACCTGTCCGGAATACTCCAGGACCATCTAAGCAAGAAGCATGTGCTCAGCGATTCCGATCTCACGATCCGCCTGGCACAAGTGCTTGGCATCTATTACCGACTGAGCACGGCTGAACTGGCGATGATGGTCGAGTCCGATGTTAATCCGATTGTCACCCAGTTTGCCGCCAATGTGATTGCGGTGGTTCTCGACTTCCGCACTTGGAACGAGTTCATCGAAGAACAGAAGGATGATCCGGAAAAAAAAAGCGAAGAACTAGAAGTTCAAGACTCACCGAATGTCTCGCATGGTGTGCAGGCAGAAGACCACACTATGAGCCCAGTCGGTGCGACCTAGAGATCCTGAGAGTAGTTAGCCAGCTATGAGCGGCGACGCCAATCTTGTCATCACCGGCATAGGTCGATTTGAAAAGCTGAATTCGGCATACGATTCAGTGATCAAAGAGAACGTACGCCTACAGGACGCGTTGCGAAAGGTCGAGCAGCAGTCAGGACGTGTTGACAAATCGCAGGAAGCGATGGCCAACGCCATGACCAAGCGTGTCGCCCAGATGGTCACTGGGTACATGGGGCTATCTAAGGCCATCGAGCTGGCCAATCGGGCATTTGAGAAGCAGCTGGAGTTGCAACAGCGGGCCGGCAATCTGACGACGAGCTTGGCGGATGCTCAGGCTCAGCTCAATAACCAGATGTCCCCGAACGCCACGCTTGCCCAATTCCGCCAGATGGCGGCGATGGGGCAAGCTGCCGGTGTTCGTACGGGTCTTGGCGAAGCGATGGGCGTTCAGATGCTCGCCAAGATTGTTGGCTCGACGTCTGGGGGATGGACACCTGACCGTATGCAGGCTGCGGTGCAGATGATGGAAGCTGGGGCACCACTGTTTCGTGGGCCGCAGGTGTCGGAACTTGGCCGGTTCGGCGGTGCGGCTCTTGCAATGCAGCGTGGTATTCCAGGTCTGTCAGCTCAGCAAGCGATCGGAATGCTGGGAGCTGGTCTTGGTCAGTCGGTCGTGGAATCGATCTCGGAGATTCAGAACTTAGTTCCACCAGCGATTACCGCTCAGCAGCGATTCAAGAAGGTGGATCCACTAACCGCTTCAATTGAAGGCTTGGCAATTGGTGGTGCGATCAGCCAGCGGCTGTTCGACCCAACTGGGCAACGTTCAGCCTACGCAGCGTCTGCCTTGATCTCAACCATCGCAGAGCAAGCCCCTGAGCTACTTAACCGCGGCCTTTCGCCGATGCAAGTGCTCGACGAACTGCAGAAGCCAGAGAACAAGGCCCTGCAGCGGCGGGTTCAAGAAAACTTGCAGGGCTATTTGATCAGCAAGGCATCCCAGTACGAATTTACGACGGGCGATGTCAGCTCGATCATGGCCAAGGAAATGATTCCCCAGATGCGTCCAGGTCCGCAGGACGTCCAGAACTGGATTGACAGGGCTTCCATCGGGACCCCTGAGATTCAGACCGCAACACAACTGAGACAAGCTGGGGCTAGGCAGGAAGCAGCCATCAGGACAATGGGCGGGCCGACTGAAGCGGTTCGTCGATTCCTATTTGGCGGCGAGACGGATGAAGGTCGGTATGCCCCCGGTGAGCTTGCTGGGTTGACTCGGGGCACTGGACTTTTGGGCTTTGCCGATTCAGCAGCAAATCTAATGCGTAAAGGTGCGTTCGAAGCGGCCTTGCTTGCAGGTGCTTCACCACTTGAAGCCGGGCAGTACATCTTGGACATGCTCGACACCACTCGTGATCCGGAGCGTGGCAAGCAGATTGAAGACGCTCGTCGTGCGATGGCCCAGCTACCCCAGATCTTGACAGAAACACAGCGGGCCAATGAAGAGTTTGCCAAGCAGACCGAACGAGCCCAAAACGGGGCGGCTGCAGCGGCCCAGAGGCATGCACACGCGGAGTAATGTATGCCTACCATCGTCCATTCCATCGGCAGTTTCACGTTCATCGACATGACGCCGGTGCCACCGCTGCGGCGTAGGAAGCTGCTCGTCGAAACGCGGCCCGGCGTCGATGGTGTCGCGATCTGGTGGGACGGTGAACGCGGTGAGATCTGGCGGCCAAGAACAGTTCGCGATGCTGTTTCCCATGTTGATGCCCAGCTGATCAAGCAAGCCTACGAAGACGCTGTCGGCGTTGGCACGGTCGCGATCGTCTATGCCGGCTCAGCCTATCCCAACGCCGTGATCGCGGACGTGCAGGTAGTGATCGAAGACCAGTTGTTTGGTGTCGGTGGCTTTACTTCCGCTCCGCAAGCCCTAGTAAGGGCCGCTTGGGACATTCTTATCCTTTAGACAATGAACCATGCCCCATCAGACGCTGACGTTTGTGCACCCGCAAAGCCCGCAACAGGTTGTTGCGTCGCGTCTGACGATCCAGCAGAAACTACACTGGGCCGATGCGTGGGTCACGATGCCCACTGCCACGCTTGATTTCGCGGCCTGGTCGTGCTCGCCTTCCGTTGGGCGGGCACAAATTACCTACCGATACGGCTTCGGCAAGCAGCCAGATTCTGCCGTCTTTGCTCCGGTGGCCTACATCGACATGAGCCGCCGCTACATCCGCATCTGTCTTGAATTTGAAAGCGGTGTTGAAGGCGGATTCTGGGAAACGTGGGGGGGGGAATCAATCATCACGTCTGGTGGTGAAGGATTCGAATTCTGGTCCGGTTCCAACGTGGGAGCATGCTGGATAGGCCAGTGCGAAGTATTAGCAAAGCTGCATCACGGGACCTTGACCACACCCAGCGGCCAAGTCCCAAGCGGTGAAGTCACTTTGATGGCTTATGACATGAGCCACCTGACAGAGCAGCACCGCATCACCACAGCGATGTGGCTCACGAGCGGCGGCGGTGTGAATACAAGCAAGGCCGGCTTTGTCTTCAACGAGCGGATCACAGACACGTTCAACGCGACAGGCCGCGGCAATCGCTCCAACGCCAAGCCGGCTGGCGTTGATCACTACGTATTTGACGATGGGACCGATGCTCAACCGTGGTCCAGTCGTGATATCGTCGAATACCTGATCAAAAGCCAGACAGGAATTCCGCTCAATCAAGCGGGCGTTGATACCATCTCGTGGAAGGTTGCCGATGACGATCTGGACTTGATTCCCAACTGGGACAAGCCAGAAGTCGAGACCCATTACATTACGGCCAAGCAGATCCTGGATGCACTGATTAACCGGCGTCGTCTCCTGTGTTGGTGGGCTGAGGTGGACGAGAACGACTCCAACAGAGTAGCGTTGAAAGTCGCTTCGTTCACCGATGCCCCCATCAGCTTGCCATTTAACTCGGCTGAGATTCCAGCGAACACATTTACCATTGACCTGGACTTCGATGAAGACAATACGGCAGAGATCGTTGAGCAGATCGACACGGCTCATGCCATGGATCAGGTGATTGCCTACGGTGCACGTCGACGCAATGTGAGCACGGGCGTACCAGGCACCAGCACGGGCGACATGTTTAAGGCCGGCTGGACATCGTCACAGGAGACGGCCTACGAAGCAGGCGGATCAGGCGACGCCGGCTATCCAGCCGCAGGTGAGACCACGGAGCGACGTTATTGGCATGCTCATTCACGGGCTCTTGAAGCGGTCAAGGATGTGTTCAAACGGTTCGTGCTTCGCAAGATGAATCATCCGATTGGAGACAGCGATGGATACGCAAACTGGTTCCCAAACGTCAGACTCCAAAAGACACTGCCCTTTTATAAGGGAGTTGACTACACAACTTCGTCAATTGGTAGCGGATCCTGGTCCTACCCCGACGTCGGTCGACTGGAAGAAAGGGAACCTTTTGTCATCATCGAAATCCCAGGGAGTGCTGACCATTTTGTCGACATGTCGCTCTTGGGGCGTGGCGGTAAGAACCCCGTCACCAATGAGAACGACATTCGCGACTGGTCCGCAACCGTCAGGATTCCAAGTGACGGTCATACCCTGAGCATCGATGTGGTCGGTGCTCCACAGCACACAATTGCACACGGCACGTTTACGGCTTTGGCAGAAGATGAGGACGACCATGGACAATGGGACTGGAGAAAGATCAAGGCTACGGTTGCGATACTCGACGAGCGATATGCCGAGGGCCGTTACCCTGAGGATATCTCAGTTGCAACAACGGACGCAAAACGCTCTATCCGCGTCCCGGCAGGCGAACAGTACAAACTCGACTGGGTCGCCGCTGACACGATTGTCGACCTTAATCCTGACGGAACGGTTGTCGAAATCAGTGCGGCCGGCTTTGTCAACGATTCGCGTAATGACCTGCGAGACATCGCCAAGGCTTCGTTTACATGGTACGCGAAGACACGTCACGCACTAAGGGTGAGAACCGACTGGCAGCCACCCGCTCAGAATCTCCACATCGGCCAGTATTGCACATTCTTGCTCGTGGATGATGTGCCCATGGAGATTGGGGCACTCGTGACCCAGCTTGAGATTCAGGCTTATTCGTTCACGGGCGAGGAACCACGGCCCGATTTGCCACCCGTCAAGCTCACCATCACCACAGCATTCGGCGAGCTGGATTTCTTGCACCTGCGATCAGGGGTCACAAGACGGAACAAAACACCGGTTAGGAAGCCTAAAAAGTGAGCCAGCGTTACGACTCATTAAAGCAGCGTGTTGAATTACTCGAGCGAGAGCTGGACGACGTCAGAAAACAGCTCAGGCATCAGCATGTCGGGCTGCTGACGCCACCCATTCAGCCAAGGCTTGCACAAACGGTGGCAGGTTCTGGTGGATACCCATCGGATCCTGCCACGGTCTATCCAATTGTGTTCCTTGACGGTTCGTTCACGGAATCACCTGGCAATCAAACGCCATCCTGGGACATGCTTTCAGGCAATGAGCAACGGTTTGCATTCAGTCTTTCGACCGCGTTCATCCCTGAAGACTCAATCGTCCAGGTCTGGCGTCAAAACAATCGTTACTGGATCACACCAGCGATTGCCAGCACACCAGGTGAGGAAGGTGAAGATGAAACGTGCATCATTGAGATCACGGGGCCAAGTGGTGCTGATAAGGACATTCTTACCGGTGGTCCAACTGGCTGCGTTTATGAAGCCATGATCATCGAACCAACTCTAGTTGAGGATGCTTCCCAGTGCGGTGACTTTCCTAAAAGCGATGGTGAGGACGTTTGGTGTATCATATTCCAGCCATTCGCGGAGGCACAAACTCCTGACGTACCGCGACATCCAGCAAGAAAAGGCGACCGGTTCATCGGTCGAATCGTTGGAAACTTCACGCTGGATGAAGAAACTCGCCGAATGGTCATGGTGTGTCATCCGAATTATATGCCGCTCACGGGCGTTGCATCGCTTGACGGCGGTGCCATGACAAATGTGACTGGAAGTGACGCGATTCCACTTCACAGCGATCAGCCGGATTTTTTTGGATCTTCACCAAAGCCATTTGCAATCGTCGGAACTGATCTCAACGAGTTTGAGCAAAACTACCCATGTCGGCAGTTGATGATCACGATGCACGTTAAGGTGTCTCGGGATTCTGGTGGCACGGCCGAGCGTTACATTGAATTTAGCTGGGGTGACTTGCCATTCCGCGTTCACTTCCTGCCTCACGCGACGCTAGACCAGCACAAGGAATTTGTATACCGACAGACATGTTCAGAGAACGTTGTCGGTGGTACGAGTCCGATTCTGTTTACATACAACACAGACTCAAGCGGTGGTGACACACTCAATATTGATGACGTCATTGTGTACGTCGAGGCATATTACTAATGGCATGGCAATCAATCGGTCACGGAATGGGTGGATATCCACAAGCCTTTGCGGTGGCTCCCACGGATCCAGCTCGCTGTTATTTGGGAATTGATGTCGGCTGTCCCTATCGAAGCGACGACGGTGGACAATCGTGGACCTGCATCGGTGCACCGCTGGCCAAGGTCTCGCATTTAGCACAACGGCAAATCATCAGGATCGCTGTTTCCCATCAGGATCCAGACGTGGCCTATTTCCTGACCATGGAAATGGGTATTTGGCGAACCAACGATGCGGGTCGCAGTTACAGCCAAGTTGGGATGCTGCAAAATACGGGTGCGTATCACTCCGGGCACTTGGCCGCGGTATTGCCCACGGACCACAACGTTGCCACGTTCTACGCGGCTGGCCAATTCTGGTACACGGACGATGGCGAAACCTTGTGGCCTATCCCTATGCCGGCAGCTGTAACGAGCCCAGTTGCTACAGCCGCTATTGCATCGGCCGATGGGAGCAATCGCATCCTGTGGGTTGGCTCTGAAAACACGCTCTACCGCTTGCAGTACGGGGATACTGGATGGAATGCCTGCCAAATGATTGGCTTTCCAGCTGGCAAGCTGTCCGTCGGTGAAATGAGCGGCAGGCCACTATGGGCAACATGCCACTGGCAGACCGCTCAGCCGATATTGATTGCCTTGGCTTCGGATCGCATCGCCTATATCTCGCTCGACCTTGGTGATCATTGGGCTAAGGTGCCTAACTCGCCACCGGTCGCTGCCCCAGCTTCGCTCTGGGTTGACCCATACGACTCGGCACGCATGGCTGTCAATACGCATCCGCAAGTTGGTTTCATCACGGCAGACGGTGGACAAACTGGCTGGGTCCCAAGCGTTGCCAGTATTGAACAGAGTCGACGAGCTGAACAGGCGGGCATGATTGAAATGCACGCTTACGAGTTTGGTCGTGATCATGTGATTTGGGGCCGCGAAGGATACAGCCTGTATCGCTCAGAAGACGATGGCCAACGTTTTAAAGTTTGCAGCCAAATCAGATTAGGCACGCAGCACTACTCAAGCACGGGTTGCGAAGCCACATTTGCCAATTGGGTCGCTGTGGATCCAGCCGGCCGTGTATTTCACAGCGATCAGGATTGCGGCCTGGCTCTTTCCGATGATCAGATGCAATCTTGGCATTGTCTGCGTTATGCGGTCAACGAAGGAAACCAGAGCGACCATCCATCCATGCGTGGTAAATCGGTCTGGAACACCGACAGCACTGCAGGAATGATCTTTGATCAAGGCTATACCTATGCCTGGATCACAGGCCGAACCATCATGCAATCGGAGCTGGAGCGATTCGAATACATCTGGAATGCCGATGTTGTGGGCTCCACGCTCAAAGAGCGTCACAACATCTATCGCAGCACGGATGGTGAGCTATTTGAATTCTGGTCGTACTACAACGCTTTCCCGTGGCAATGGAACTCATTGAGCGGCAATCTGATCATGGATCCTGTCAGCCCGCAGGCTGCTAGGACGTTCTATCTGGCTGTGCCGTCTGGTATTTGGAAATCAACCGATGGTGCCAAACGCTGGACAGAAGTTTCGCCACCACGCAAAGGGGCGTTGCCGGCCTACACAAACAGATACAACTGGAACAGGCAACCGAGTCTATTCGCCCATGTGCGGATCGACCCAACGGAAAGCAAGCGGCTATTTGCCACCACGGTAAAACGAGTCAATCCACCTGTGACAAGCACATCGGCCCTTTCGGCGATCTACGTCAGCCAAGACCGTGCACTTTCCTGGAAGACCGTTGTCAGCCCGATACGTTCTTGCTGGGCACTTGAGATTGCAGCCAACGGCTGGGTGTGGGCAGCAGACAGGGACAGTGGGCTTTATCTATCAAGGGATTCAGGGGGTACGTGGGAGCACAAGCTAAGCCTGGCGTTCATCACGTCCATAGTGCCCCTAGGTGACGCTGTGTACGTCGCTAGTGATGCGGGGTACAGAACCATGCCCGATGCGGGTGTATATCGCTCAAGCAGTAATGGTGCAACGTGGGAAGAAATTACACATGACCTACCACATCTACGCATCATGTCCATGAGTACAGATGGGCAACGCATCTTTGTTGGGACGCGTGGTGCAGGGGCGTTTGTGCTAAACCCATAAATGCAAAAAGGCCAAATCGTGTTTGGCCTACATTTGTGCAAAAGTTCAAATTTTTGGGAAGCAAAAATCTAGCTCACGTGGGAAAACGACTGTACCAAATCCGTAGCCTTGCCCTAGCCTTGAACGTGCAGTTGGGCACTGGCATTTTATACCGCATCTTGGCGGTGGCAGTTTCGGTAGGTGCGTGCATGCTCAGCAGACCACCCATTATTAGTCTCCCCTGCTGTCGAGCCTGGATTGCGTCAACGCATCCAAGAGGATTGTCAGACAGTTGGTTTTGTTGTCATTGTCCCATCGGTTTTTATGTTTCTTGAAGCGTGAATGTCTCTTGGTCTTGCATAAGGCCGCGACGATTCGTCTAACGCAATGCCGACATTCTCCCAAGCGTCGGCTGAGTCTCTGTCGCCGTTGTCACATGCTGAAATGCTATGACGCTCAGCCGAATCCCGTAGTTATTGTAGTAGGTGACGCATGATGCTTTACTCCATAAAACGACATAAAGGGATTGATCGCCCAATGCGATAATCCCTTCTGTCGCGGTCAAGTTGTTGAATTGTTGTTAGCGTCCAATGGGAACGCAAATACCTTCCTGTCCCCAATCGTCATAGCGTCCATCTGGCATGCGTAGCTTCACTGTCGCACCCCTTGGATCGCCAGAAAATACGGCACCAATCGCTTCGCCGTTGACTAGTGGCAATTGCTCAACCAATTGGCATATGCGGGCGACCAACTGCGGTTCTCGCTTCTCGACCCATGGAGTTGTACCATGATTACACTCGAATTCCATCAACGCATGAAACGTCTTGGCATGACGGCAGATCAGTGAGCAAGTTTCCAAAATATCATTTGTTATCCCGATGCTTGGATTCAGAGATATCGCAAGCTTGCGTCCATTGTTGGTGATGCGTGCAGCTGTCATCATGGGAAACCCCTAAGAAAGAAAGCTTGGAACGGCCAAGACCGCCTGCGAAACGTCGTAGGTATACTGGCTCCGTAGAGCCAGTGAATCTAAGACGTTTAGTCGCGATTCAAGCCCATGAGCAACGCTACGCGTTTCTCGTTGCTTAGGACTAAGCAACTTTCATTTGAAAGCCAAGCTTCGCATGCACCGAATCCAGATAGAACGCGTTCAAATAGTGCGACGTCTACCGATACCGATAGGCCAATGTCTGGTTGCTTCTCTTGGTTCATGCAAGCGTAGTAGCTCATTTTGCCATCAAGCTTGCAGGCGAAGGTATACACATCGCGTGCATTTTTGAGCGATTCCTTGATAGCCTTGACCTTGGCCGCGTCCATCTTGACGGTCTTAGACTTCTCACCACAGATCATTTTCTGCATGACGTCGCGTACGTTGGGATAGCGGCCACATTCAATCGTTACAAGATACGACCAGCATTGACCGCCAATGAATCGGCCAGAGAATCTAGCAACGCGGATATTGCTTTTCGCGTTGTGATAGACATTTATGGCATTCTGCACAGAATTCTTGACAAGTCTTGCCAAGCACTCAGCGTAGAAACGCGGAATGACGCAAACAGGATCCTTCGACAATTCTTCCGCACTGGCTGCATTAGTCGATAGGTGCAAGGCTTTGCCATTAGTGCCGACAATTCCTTGCGGGTAGAAAGCGACGCCATTCATTGCATAGTGACTATTGCTTTCGCATACTGATAAGCACCAATCAATCGCATCGGCTAATCCCTTGCCAGAATCGGCAAATGTGAATGATGCAACTCCATTCCAGTTTTCGCCGTTGTCCAGTACCAACCAATTAATCGGCGGATTGTGCTTGTGATGCGTTGCTGCAGTTTGGCCAAGCTTATCAGGATCAACTGAGTACGGTTCGGCGTCTGGTGCTCCGTGCTCAACAACAAGCAAGGACTCAAAGTCTCCGCATCGGATATCGCCATTAACGTGCACGCGAGTCCAATCGGGGTTGCTGCATTTCTTAGGTGTGCAAGCCTTAATAACGGATCGTAGTTTGTTGCTGATGGCAGTCGTCATGATAAAACCCTTTCATAGCTAGGAATGGCCTAGACCAGATGCGAAACGTCGCAACTATACGCGTTCCAAGGAACGCGTGAAGACACGACGGTTAGACGCAATCACTTAGATCAAGGTATTGCGGCCCAATGTCTTTGCCGCATAGATCGAGCACCCATGTATTCTCGCTGTGATCTATAGCCGGCTCGATTCCATTGACGTCAAGTAGGTTTAGGTTGGTGTTCATGTGCATATTGCATACCGTCGTATATGACGGTAGACTATGTGTAGTGAATGACACACACCACTAACCAACTTAGGATAGATCACATATTCTTGCGAATACTTCGATATTGTTAGCACTCATTTCATCGTTGATTGCATTGCATACGTGCATGTGAAATGCACATCTCTTGTGCGTTGCTGCCATATCTCGTTGCAGCA